TCGTCCAGTGCTGTCTGGTGAAGGTGCTGGTGTTGTGTCAGTTAAAGAGCCTGATCCCCGTCTTGGCGAAGATTTATCTTATTGGGAGCAATGGGCTGAAGGAACTAGAGATGTATTAAAAATTGGTAAATTTGTTGCTCAAGGTGCTGCTTTATTTGCTAACCGTCTTGGTATTCTTCCTCTTGTTGAAGGTATGGATGGATTCCTGTCAGAAGCAAATTTAAAAGCTGTTAAGCAAGGTGATTATCGCCAAGCTCATTGGTACAAGCCTGGTGATGTGATGTACACCGGCCCCACTCAAGCCAGTGTAATGACCACATTTTTGGGTCGTCATTGGCCTGTTCCTAACGCCTCTGACGTTGTGGACATGGAGTTGTTCCGTCACGGTATCAAACCTCCTGGGCAAGTATTTCAAGGTAAATACGGCATTGTGGCTAACGATGTAATGGTTAACCGTTTCCGTAGGTTCCTTGGTTCTGAGTATCGTGATGATGCTGGTCGTTCTGTGTATCAAGCCTTTAAAGACCTTGTAGAAAACAGAACTCCCATTCCTGGTACTGAGGGAGTTTATTACAAAGACCTTATTGATGATCCTAAAAATTCTTTAACCCTTGATGCAAAACAAGCTCCTTATGTTGATGCAACTGATCAAATGACTAAACGTATGGCACTAATGGAGTTACGCAGCTCTATGGTTCGTGATGCTGCTGAAGAGTTTCTTAGCAACGGAATTGAAACCGTAGACGAGAAGGGTAAAGTGAATATAAAGCCGATCACTTACGGCGCTCCTGTTGATGCTCAAAAGGCCTACCAACGGTATCAAAAAGCTAAAACAGAACAAGACATCCTGAAGCTGATTTACTAATGGCTTACGCATCAGTCACTTACACCAGTGCTTCTGGTACAACGTTTGCCCTTACTAATAGCAGTGGCAACTCTATTCAATACCTAAGGCAAGCTGACATTGCTGTAACCGTTAACGGTATCCTCAAAACCCAAGGTACTGATTACACTTTTAATAGCGCTGGTACCGCCATTGTGCTTGGTACTGCTGTTAGTGGTGCCACAGTTGTTATTACTCGTACAACTGATATTGCTGATGCCAGTGTCAGCTTTACAGCTGGTTCAACACTAACGGCACAAGATCTTAATAACTCAGATAAACAGAACCGATTTGCTCTTCAAGAGTTTTCGGATACCTATGGTGCTCTAACTACTGGTAGTGGTGACCTGAGTGCTCTTGCTGGTTTTATTGGTAGCAGTGAAACCTGGCTTTCTGATAACGCTCACGCTCCTACTACTGGTGCTGTTGATAATCGTATTGACAGCAAAATTACAACCAACAACGCCAACGTAATACTGCGAGATGGTTCTCAAGCAATGCAAGCTGCCCTGTCTTTGGGTGGCTTTAAGATCACAAACCTTGCAACACCAACCAGCAACACTGACGCTTCTACCAAGGCGTATGTAGACAGCAACGTTGGTTCTGTAAGTGCTTCGGCTACTGCTGCTGCTGCAAGTGCTGCTGCTGCTTTAACTAGTGAAACGAACGCAGCTTCCTCTGCTAGCTCTGCTTCAACGTCAGCTTCTAACGCTTCTACCTCAGCTTCTAACGCTTCAACATCTGCTAGCTCTGCTTCTACCTCTGCGTCTAACGCCTCTACAAGCGCCTCTAACGCAGCCACTAGCGCTACTAACGCTGCCAACAGTGCCACCTCTGCCGCCAGTTCTGCTGCTTCTGCTCTGGCTGCCTTTGACAGCTTTGATGACCGCTACCTGGGTGCTAAAGCCAGCGACCCTACTGTTGACAACGATGGCGATCCTCTAAACGCTGGTGACCTTTATTACAACACCACCTCTTCGGTGATGAAGGTCTATACCGGCTCTGTCTGGGTGGTGGCTTATGTACCTGGTGATGCTGTCAATATTAGCTTTACTCCGTACAGCACCATTGCTGCTACCAATGTTCAAAACGCTGTCCAAGAGCTAACTGATGAGAAGCTGAATCTCACCGGTGGCACAATGACCGGGAACATTACCTTTAACGGTAGTCAAACTTTTCCCGGTGTTCTTGCTTCTACTGGCGGTACCCTTACCGGCAACGTCACTCTGGATAACCAGTCGGATCTGCGCTTTGGTGAAGCCACGGGTCATGGCGGTAACTGGGTTGCCTTCCAAGCCCCCTCAACTATTGCAGCCAACGTCACTTGGACGCTTCCTAGTACTGATGCTTCTGTCAGTGGCTATGCCCTGAAGTCTGACGGTGCTGGAACTCTGTCTTGGGGTCTTGCTGGTGGTGCTCTTGGTGGAGGCACGGATCAAGTTTTCTATGAAAATGATACCGTAATCACTCAGAATTACACCATCGGAACTAACAAAAACGCCCTGACAGCAGGCCCCGTAACTATTAACTCTGGGGTAACAGTTGTCGTGCCCTCTGGATCTGCTTGGAGTATTGTTTAATTATGCCTATTACTATTAACGGATCCGGAACCGTAACCGGAATTACAGCAGGCGGCCTGCCCGATGGCGTGATCACCACGGATGACATTGCGGCAGATGCTGTCACCAGCGCAAAGATTGCCAGCGGCGCGATTGTTAATGCTGATGTTAATGCCAGTGCTGCGATTGACGATTCCAAGCTGACCGGCACGACCTGCAAAGCGTGGGTGAACTTCAACGGCACCTCGACCGTGGCGATCCGCGCCAGCTACAACGTGAGCAGCATTACCGACAATGGAGTCGGAGACTTTACGGTTAATTTTACAAATGCATTAACCGATGCTAATTACGCTTTTGCCCTGAGCACTACGTCAATGGGGGCTACTGCTGCACCAGTAATCGTGCTGCGCGAGATAGCTGCACCTTTCATAACCTCGTCTTTGATCAGGATTAGCACAGGAAATATAAGCTCCGTAACAGACCCAACATACCTTTCTGTCGCCATCTTCCGCTAACGCCATGAACAGGATCATCTACCAAAACGAGACCGGCGGAGTCTCCATCATCATCCCAACCGAGTCCATTGAACTGGCTCTCAAGGATGTACCCGAAGGCGTGCCCTACGAGATCGTGGACGAAGCCGACATCCCCAGCGACCGCTACTTCCGCAATGCGTGGGTCATGGGCGACTGCTGCGTGGAGCACGACCTCGATAAGTGCAAAGAGATTGGCCACGACATTCGCCGCCAGCAACGCGCTGACGAGTTCAAGCCTTACGACGACGTGATCGCCAAGCAGATCCCTGGTGCTGATGCCACCGCAGCGGAAGAAGCCCGCCAGCAGATCCGCGATAAGTACGCCCTGATCCAAGACGTGATCGAAGGCGCGTCTACCCCTGACGAAATCAAGACCGCCCTGGAGGCAAACAAATGACACTCAGATTGAACGGCAGCACATCGGGCTATACCGAGATCGACGCTCCGGCGGTGGCTGGGTCGAACACGCTGGTGCTTCCAACTGGTAATGGGTCAGCCGATCAAGCGCTGGTCACCAACGGCAGCGGCACCCTGAGCTTTGCTGATCGCGGGCGGATGACTCTTGCCACCGCTCAAAACAGCACCAGCGGCACAAGCATCGATTTCACCAGCATCCCGAGTTGGGTGAAGCGAGTGACGGTGATGTTTAATGGGGTAAGTACGAATGGAACCAGCGCTGTAATTGTTCAGATAGGTGCAGGCAGCGTTACCACCTCTGGTTACGTCAGCTCATCTGGCAATGTTTATGGAGCAAATGCCACTGCTGTTGCTACATCTACTGTTGGCATGATTCTTCAGCAAAACGTTGCAGGATCCACCAGAATTGGCCACATGATCTTTACAAATATATCCGGCAATGTTTGGGTGGCATCACATTCCCTAGGTGATACCTCCAGTTTTATTACTAATATGACAGGCGGTGGGAACGTCACCCTCTCCGGCACCCTAGACCGCGTTCGCATCACCACCGTCAACGGCACCGACACGTTTGACGCCGGGTCGATCAACCTGCTTCTGGAGGGCTGATCATGAGCACGCTATCTACCACCAACCTCAAGAACCCCAGCGCCAGCGGCAACAACATCGTGCTGGCAGCATCTGGGCGGGTGACGGTGCTCAGCGCCACGGCGACCATCGCAACGCTCACCGACGGCACGACCATCACCCCGGACTTTGACGCGGCCTGCAATTTTGCCGTGACCCTCGGCGGCAACCGTACGCTGGCGAACCCCACCAACATCGCCGCCGGCCAAAGCGGCAGCATCTTCATCAGCCAAGACGCTACCGGCTCCCGCACCCTCGCCTTCGGCAGCTACTGGGACTTCATCAGTGGCACCGCACCCACGCTGACCACCACCGCCAGCGCCGTTGATCGGATCGACTATGTGGTCCGCAGCAGCACCTCGATCCACGCCGTCTTTACCGCCAACTATTCATGAGCGCGTTTCACGACTCTGCACTGGTTGGTGCTAGCGGCCAGCAGGGCTACCAGATCTCACGCAGCCTGCGGTTCAACTCGGCGGATTCGGCGCACCTCAACAGGA